CGCCTGGAAGTCAGGCACATAATGCGCTTACGGTGATTGATTTCCAGCATGACTTCACGCTGTTTGTCATAGAACTGCTTCAAGATTCTGTAGCGCATGAAATCCAGGTCTTTGTTCATTTCTTTTTCGTGGCGGGAGTCGAGCACATCAAGGATGTTCTTGTCTATGATTCTTTCCGCGAAGAATTGCGCAGCCTGTGATTTCGGGTCGTTTTTGGCGGACTCCATATAGTTTTTTATGAATATTTCAAATTGTGGAGTGCCTTTTGAGTCCTCAGATAGAAGCATGTTCTCAATAGCTTCGCCGACAATATTCTTTATTCGGACATTGCGTGTCTTTGTCTGTCCGGCTTTTTTGCGAGATTCTTTTGTATTACCTTTTGCAAGATTTTGTATGGAATTGGCAGATACCATACATATAATTAGTGTTTTCCGAGATAAATCGGATGTTTTTTCCGACAAAAAAAGCCCCGCAATGGGGGCTTACAGATTATATGCCTTTTTCCAAAATGGAAAACACCCTTTGTGCTTCCTGCCTGTCGTCACAATCAATATATATTTTTTTTAGTCCGCCTTTTATATAAATCTCCATTTATTTATTCACTCTCCTTTGGAAGTACAATTTCTTTCCAAGCTTCTTTGTGCAAAACATCAAGAGTATGTACTGTGTTTTCTTTTTCTTTCAGTTCTGCATTTTCCTCTTCGAGTTCTTTAATCCTGCCCTTTCTATTTTGAATGGCTAGCTTCTTGTTTCGTAAATCTTCTTTCAGTTCTGCAATTTCTTCTTCTGTCATTCTTCTTTTATCTCCCAATCTTCACAACAATAATCTGCATAAGTTGTTACTCTTACTGTAGAATCGTTACAGAGTAAAAGTCCTTCATTCCATTTTGAACAGTTATAACAACACTTCATTTTCTCAATCTGTGTTTGAAGTGTCCTAACTTGTTTTATCAAGTTCTCGTTTTCAATTTCTAATTCTTTTATTCCTTGATATTCCATTCCTTTTTTGTAACACTCAATTCCAAACTCACAAGCAGAAAAGTCAAGATTAAACATTTTTGTAAAAAGAGTCTTAACAACTAATTCAATTTCTTTATCTGTCATTTTTAGCACTCCTTATCTGCTCTTGCATTTTGTTGTTCTCTGAAGCTTTCTTAGCATTTCAAGTTCTTCACCTTTAGAAATTTTCTTTGCCAGGATTGATTTTTCCATTATTCATCCTCCTTTTCAGTTTCAGTTTCAGTTCCAATTACAATTTTATCTTTATCGTTTGCAATTCTTGTACAAGGTATAAGTTTTTTATCCACGCTTACATAGATAGGTTTATCGTTAAACTTACAAGATACTTCAAGTAATCGTAAAAGTATTTTTGCTTTCATTCTTCTATTCCTCCATTACCTTATATCTATCTCGCAAGCCATACTTGACTTGTGCCTGCAGTTCCCTGTACTGGCTCTCCAGTACGTCTATTTCATTCTGTAACTGCACACATATATGAGCAGTCTCATCCTGTTCTCTTGCCAGTGTCTTAATAGCACCGTTCATTTCGTGTACTGTGCTGAACATTGACGCATTCGCAATCAGTCCTATTACTACGCATATCAGCGAAACAGTCAGGCATATTGCATAAGTCAGGTCATATCTTCCACCAGTCAATCAGTCCTCCTCATCATTGAATATGTTTAGCCATACAGCACAAACAGCCACAGAAAAAACAAAAATAAAAATCAAGAAAATCAAAATCAAACTCCCTGACTAGTCGTCAATGACATAATCGAAGTAGTAACCGTGTGCAGGTGTCCCTTGTCTGATTGCTATATAGATCATCTGGACCGATACACCCGTCACTTCCGCAGCTGTGTCTATATCCTTGTATTCCCGGATTTTTTCCCTGGTGATTACAAGGCTTTTCTGTTTTTTTCTCCCTTTCATTTTCTCCCCCTCAAGAAAATTATTCCGCCTTCAAGGATAGTGTCTTCTGACTCTTTCATTTTTTCATTTCCGTTGTCATCAAAAAGAGTGAAGGCCGACTCATCCAGAATCTTGTCCTCAAACTCTTTCTGTTTTTCGTATATTGCCATACATGGCATGTGTACGAACGCTGAGAGCTTTGCTATTTTCCAAAACTTCCCATTGTCCTTTTTTTTTAAGATTTGATTAAGAATGTTAAGTGTGACATCATGGCTGTAGTCTTCAATCATTCTGTCCGGCACCTTCTTAATCAATTTCTGATTGATGCAGTTAAAGCATGCTTTCTGGATTTTCAAATACATGACATTCCATGCAGCCTTGCTTCCTGTTTTATCCCATTCCTCTTGTGCCTCCTGGTATTCTTTCTCATCTGCATAATAGCGGTCTTTTTTTTCAAGTTTCGCCCTTAGGGCAAGGAATTCTGTTTCTGCTTTCTTGTATTCCTCTTCCTCAATCTCAGGGAATAAGGGAAGCTGAATCATTTACTGGTATATATCCTCATCAACGAAATATTCATCCACACCAATACATATTGGTAGACCTCTGTTAAGTACATACTGGAATCTGTAATGGGTAATCTGCAGATGTTGCAGCGCATCCTGTTCAGATTCAAAAGTCAGTATGTCTTTCCCTTTTTCTTTGGGTATTGCTATGTATTTCACATTTTTTTTCATTCGGAAATCTCCTGTATTGTTATCTCACACCTTGCTTCACTTGCTTTGTAGTTATGGACAGAAAAAGTCCTGATAATCTGCCAGCGGTCATCAGTGATGATTCCCGCATCCTGGAGCGTATCGAAGATTGATGACACGCCGTTGTCACTGTCTCGCCTTCTGTTGTCAGCATGAAAAAAGCACAGATTTATTTTCAGATCACAATCTAAAGCGCCACGGTTAAACTGGCTTTTCAGTTCATCAACTGCTCTTCCGTGCCATTCCTGATATCTTCTGGATGGAATAGTCTTCCCGTTTCTGAGCGTTATTCTGCTATTCTTTTTCGCTGGTGTTTCACCAGTAATCACAAGCTCTATAGGCTCTATCATGCTTCCCCCTCATTGGAATATTTTGCGGTTGATTTGGTGAAGACAATATCTCCCGCAGTACATTCTCCATTCCTATTTTTTGCGATAATGAATGAGCGTTTTGTCGTTGCGTCATTCTTCGGTATGATCCGTTCGCCATGAATGAACATGACCACATCCGCATCCTGTTCAATTGAGCCGGAGCCTCTGAGATCAGATAATAGAGGCGGTTTCCCTGCAGATTCTGCTCCACGCGCTACCTGGCACAGAGCACAGATTGCAATATTAAACTCACGGGCAAATTCCTTGAGTGACTTAGACACGATTGATTGTTTTTCATATACCGGCATATTCTGAGAGCCGGCATTTATAAGGCCGATATAATCAATAAATACAATTTCTGTCTTATACTGGATAACAAGGCGCCTGATAATGCTTTTCAGTTCTGTAATATCCACGCTAGTTTTATCCACAAGGTAGAAATTGCGGTTGATAATCTCATTCGTTCTGTTCTTGAATAAGTCTTCCTGATTCTGTGTTGTCAAGAAGCCTTTACGCAGCTTAAAGATTGCAGTATCTGTAATAAGACCGAGAATTTTATAGGCAATCATAGTTGCCGGAGTCTCAAGGCTTATGAATGCTACTGTGTTATTCTTAGATATATTCATGCACATAGAGAGTGCGAGTGAAGTCTTACCGATAGAAGGACGGGCGCCAATAATTGACAATTCTCCCTTCTGGAAGCCGTCTGTGACATCATCAAACAGAGAAAAGCCGGATAGAATACCAGTCGGATTCTTATTCTCAATGTTTTTCAAGATGTTTTTCTTTGCCTCTTCGTAAAGGTCAGAAGTAGTGTAGAATTTTGTCGTTTCTGCAATTTCGGTCAAAACTGAAAAATCACTGATGATTGTATTAACATCATCATTCGTGAGCTTCGGAAGCCCTTTGATTTTTTCAAGGTTTGTCTTTAAAAGCTCGATTGTCTTTTTTCTGAGAAAAACTTCCTGCAGCTGCTCTATGTAGAAGTCAATATTGGATGGAAAGCCGTCTCCCCTTATATCTGCAATATAAGAGGCATTTCCGCAAGAAGATAACTGATTGCTCACTGCAAGATACTGGACAAGTGATATTTCATTGATTGCTACTCCAGAAAAGTGCATCTGCAGCAGATTGGCATATATGAGCTGATTGCGTTTGTCGGAGAAATAATAGGCATCTATATGCTTATCCAGAAAGTGAGTATCAATGATAGATTCTTTCTGGATGATAGAACCTAGCACAGTTTTTTCAAGTTCGCTGATTTCTTTTTCTGTCATAGTATCTACCTCAGCACCGCATACGGGTCATTAGATACAGACTGTTTCTGCCTTGTAAGCTGATTACTATTCCATCGCTTGAGTAGATTCTTCCAGTTGTAGACGAACTCCCAGCCATGCTCATTGTAATAGTCATAGAATTCCTGAGGATTCACTATCAGATTGTTAGAAGTGCAAAAACTCTCAATTTCAGAAAGTGCAGGTAAATTATTATTATTTTTATTTATATTTTCTTTTTCATTATCATTTACAGTATCTTTTTCATTATCATTTAAATTCTTAGTTACATTTACAGTATCATTTACATTATCATTATCATTGGTTTTAAGGGGGGTTTTAAGGGGGGTTTTTCTAGGTCTTCCACCTTTTAATCCATTTTCATAATTGCGTTTGCTGGCTTCGATTGTCGGCCGTGCCATAGAGAAAATAATAGTTTCTATTTTATTCAGAGAACCTTCCTCCGGCTCTTTCTCTCTGAAAGCATAATCCCAGATAGCTTTCAAAACGTTCATCTGTGATGCTGGCTCTTCAATCATTGATATTGCGTCAGCGTATGAACTATAAAACACAAAAGAATCTCTCATCTTCTCCCATACCTCTATATAATTTTTGTTGATTAAGATGCGGAATCGGACCGCATACAAGGGCTTGCTTAGACCCCAGCGCAACCATGCCTTACCAAGAACTAAAATATGTCCTTAATTGCCTTCTCATCTTGAGCAGTCATGTCATCGAATGACGGGTCTGCAGTCTGTGTCTGTGCCGGAGCCTGTGCCGGAGCTTGTGCCGGAGCAGACGGAGCGTCTTTCGGCTTCTGCGGATAGATTGTCTTGTAAGTCTTAGACTTCTTGTCTGGCTCGTTCTTGTCATAGGATTCTGCAATCTTGACGCGTCCGACCTTTCCGACCCAGTGGCGAAGATCAAAGTCACCTTCTTTAATTCCAAAACACAGGAAGAATGTTGTGATCTGTCTGTTTGCCCGGTCTACATCTGCCTGAGTGACTGGCTGTCCGTTTGCTTTCATCTGGCCGATTGTCGGTGCCTCATAGAGCGTGAAAATAGACGGATTGCAGCCTGCATGATCCTTGATTGTTACATGGATTTCTACGAATTCATTACCGCTCTGCGGGTAATGGTCCAATTCTGCATTCGTGATCTGCGCAGTATACTCACCATTCGGCAACATCGGTGCATCGTATACCGGTTTGTAATTTTCTCCAAAAGCCATATTTATCTCCTTATTTGCCCTGAGAAAATCATCCCAGGGCCATATATTATTTTTCTGTTTGCTCATTCTTCTTCGTTGTCAGTCCGTAGTAATGACGGATTGCAACGTCTACCGCTTTCAGGTCGTTCGGGATTTCTTTTTCAAAAAGTCCTTCCGGGCTCTTCGCTGTCATAAATCCGTCTGACTGGGTAACGAAGGAATGATTTCCAAGTTCATTCTTTGTGTAGAGGACAATGTCAAAACAGCCTTCTACAGTCAGCTTCTCATCAAGCATCTTGCCGATTGTCTTTGCCTTCATTGTGCCGTCATTGTTTTTTTCCAGGTGATGCAGGAAGTAGACAATGACATCATCCGGAAGCTTATAGTTGATGTCGTGGATGAGATTGCGGAAGTTATATGCAATCTTCTTGTACAAGTCGAACTGATTTGACTCATAAAGTCCATCGAAAAGCTGATTGACAAGCAGATACTGCGAGTCATCAATCGCATACGCATTCTTAGTCAGTTTTCCGCCAAGTACCTTGTTGATGTCCTCATAGGTAGCATGAGGCATCAATGGCAATTTTTTCTGGAACGGGAGCCTTGATTTTTCCACTGAGAAAATAGAAATCTCGTTCGGCTCAAAGTTCTTGAGCGAGTAAGTTTTCCCGCTCCCTGATCCTCCAAGAATTAACACTGGAAGTCCCATATAGTTCTCCTTATCTGATTTGTAACGATTTGTTTTTTACGGCCTTGAGACCACCGAGGATTGATCCATCCATTCCCAGAATGAGTCCGCTTTCCGTTGTCTGCAGTTTGCCATCTTTCAGGTCCTGAGATACGGCAGACTTCACAACCTCTTTCCGCAGGTATTTTTCCGGGATGTCCTCAATCTGAATGTCATCCGCATTGATTGAGATTGGATTCTCCTTGATTGCAGCTGTGTAGAGTGCAGTCTTAACCTTGTCAATGTGCATTGTATTCATTGCCCAGAGCAGGATTGACTTCATACTCTCCATTCTGTTCTTTGCCACCTGAGCGCGCTTAGACAGCCGGTCCATCTCATCTTTGAGTGATTTTCTGGTGGCGTCTGCAAGCTCTGCCTGATTCTTCAAGTTGGTGATGAATTTACCGTAAGAATCGAACTTGTCTTTGAATGTCTCCTCATTAGAGAGGATCCATTTTCCGATTATGTCCTTTTCTTCTTCGGTCAATTCCCTGGGCTCTCCGTTCTCGTCTACTGCCGATTCGTAGAGCTCTTCAATTTCTATCACTTCATGTGTAATTTCATAGATTGTCATGATTCGTCATTCCTCCTCCGTCAGTGACTTTTCAATCTCCCACAATTTGCCCCGCAGTAATTTCAGCACCGTTACAGCCTGGATTCCCTCGATAGTGTTTCCTTTCTCCAGTGCTGCAATTACAGTCTCATTGATGTCTGAACATTCAGCGACAAGGTCAAGACTGCTTTTCTTCATTTTCCGGCTCCTCAAGCACCTTGATGACCATTGTGACTGTGTCTCCGTTCAGATTAACAGACTGGATTTCATAGGGATGAGAGCCATCCCAGCCAACTACATTCCTGCATAAATCAAGAATTACATTTTTCATTTTTTGTCTCCTCCTAAAAAATGATTGAAAATAAATGATATGAAAAAATAATCAAAACAATTCCCACCGTGATGACAGCCAGCAGCAGTACATTGAATGTGCTGTTGTCCTTCTGGTAGCTTCCCCGTTTGTTTCTCTTGATCTTCATATCACCCGCCTACTGTGCCAGAACCCAAGCCTTGAGTTCGTCACGATTGAATACCAATTTTTCGCCAATCTTATGAAACGGAAAATCTTTCACAGTGGCCTTGAGCTCATAAAGCCTTTTAGTGCTCACTCTGATATAATCCGCCGCTTCTTTGACTGACAGAAAATCCATCATTGATTTTTCCTGTGGCATGAATCACCTCGCTTTTCCAATTCGCGATTTCTCGCGGTTACAGTGTCAGAATATCGCGACTTCTCGCTATTGTCAATAGATTTTTATATATTTTTCTCGATTTTTCGCGATTTATTAAGACTTTTTTGAAAAAGATGACGAAAATAATAGTGATGAATGAATTCTTGTTCCGTGTATTAGAAGAGATGGAATTCCTCAACGTGTCGAAGGCAGACCTTTCAAGAGCAATAGACGTGCCTGACTCAACGATCCGCTCATGGTTCAAAAAAAATACAGTTCCCGCTGCTGACACCGCGCTCCGTATTGCCCGATTTCTTGACGTTCCACTGGAATATCTCATAGACGGCACGCGCCCCGCAGAGAAGAAGACTCCGTATCTATCAGAATATGACAAGACACTCATTCAGGATGCCAGAGGACTTATAGACGAAGACCGGGCAGAACTCCTTGCATACATCAAAATGAAAAAATCAATGTATAGGATGATTAAGGCAGACAACGGAAAGACCGCAATCGTGAAAGACTGTTAAAAACCCTCTCAGACGAGCGAGAAGGGGCTTTTTAGCGGTCTTTTTGGAAAAAACGATAAATTACACTATTAAGTAACAAACGGCGCTTCTATTTCCGTTTTTGAGCGTATGAGTGTAAAAAAGAATCCCCGCCATGTAGAAAGTCCAGAAAAGCCATGACGGGGAAAGAATAGAGGTTATGGTCTTTTTTTAATTAGTCAAAATAAAAAAATGACCGCCGGCAGAAACAGTAAAAGACCAGCGGTCGAGTGAGGAAGATATGAATATTATATCACGATAACGTGAGTATGTATACAGAATTGTATACAGAATTGTATACAAAATAACCGGAAAAGTTATCCACAGTTTACACACTTTTCAACAGAAAATGATTGTAATATAAGGAAATAGCACAATATATGCTCTCATATATGCACGTCTATCATGTATACATTGCCTTTATTTCCTTATATTTCCAGAAAATAAAAAAGCACTGTACACAGAATGTACACAATAGGAGACGCCATAATGGGAAGATATAGGAAGCCGTTCACGCTCTACAAGCGCGGTAAATACTGGTATTATAAGACATACGACATAGACGGTTACAGGACCTGCGGGAAATCTACCGGGCAGACGCACAAGAAATTGGCAGAAGAATATTGCCTTGAATTACTAAGACTCAATCAGCTGGGATTCTCCCGCATTACATTATCCGATTATTCAGCGCACTTCTTCGATGACAATTCTCCATTCGTGACTGACAGAATTACACCGCTTTCCCATTCGTCTCTCAGGCAACACCGGCAATATTTACGCCTGCACATTCTTCCGGCATTCGGCTCAAGGAGCCTGCAGGAGATAACCTATTCAGATTTAAAATCATTCAGACAAAAACTTCTCAAGGATGGATTCAAGGCAAATACAATCAATGGGATATTTCAGACATTCAATGCAATAATGAAATATGCGTACATGGATAACAAGATAATTAAGAACCCGCTGCAGGGCTTCGGCTCACTCCCCAGACCAAACAACAAGGACGCATTCAGGCGGGATGAGATACTGTATCTCTGTCAGTCTGCCCCGCAGGAGATTAGAGACTTCATCATTCTTATCTCTCTTACTGGCATGAGGATGTCAGAATGCTATGGAGTTACCCAAGACAACATCAAGAATGAGAATGGCGTATTATATATCGAACTGAAAGAGCAATTGACAGACATTGGATATTATACCCCGCTCAAAACCAAAGAACGGCGGATCATCCCGATTACTGATGAGCTTGTCCCGCTCATCCACGCGCAGACCTGCAATCATGCGAAAATAAAATATCTTATGAAGCCGATAATCAGAAGTATTGACACCTGGGAAGAGCGGAAATTGTCACTGCATTCTATACGTCATTTTTTCGTGACGGACACAAAAGCAAAGGGAATAAATCCGATATTCATTGAATCTATTGCGGGGCATTCTTTGCGGGGGATTGCTGCAGTCTATACCAACTTCCACGCCACAGACTTACAGTCAATTAGAGACTGGCAGAAAATACTATATCAAGATATTATTGACAATACAGAAAAATAGTTTATACTATATCTGTCAATTAGGCGTCTCCTCCCCAATGACAAGCAAACTACATCAGCTGGCAGAATGTTGGTAGCATTCTGCCTCTTTTTTTTATTTCTTCAAAAAATAGATTGCAAGTCCGCTGAGCACTGCACCTGAACAGACTCCGATTGTTATATATCGGTATGTCTTCACTTTGGATTGCAGTTCTTCATTCTCTGCTCTTAACTCGTTCGACAATGTCAGATATTCGTTGCGCTGATTCTCCAGCTTCTTGACTGAGTCTGTCAGCTCGTTGACTTTCAACATCATCTGATTGGTGTGCGTCAGTATCTCCGCCAGTTCGCTTTCTGTTATTATATATGTTTTTTCCGCATAGCAGGGCAAAGAAGCCGACAACAAGAGAAAAAAACACGCCGATATAAGAGAAAATGTTCTTAACACTCAATTCATTCTCCCACTAGATGTGAACTTGTCCGCAAGCAGATTTAAATCTACTGTCCCAAAAATCCCCATAATGGTGAAACCGACTACACAGAGCTCGTTGATCTCACAAGAAGAAAAAACTCCCACCCATTTTAAAACTGCGCCAATAAGCACGACCGCTGCACCTGTAATCTTTGCCACAAGTGAGACGGTCTTTGCTTTCAGCTCTTTCTTTTCCTCGCCTTCCATTATTTTTCCGGTGCAACGAAAAGAGAACAGATTTCTGTCACTGCAGTGGCAGCAATACCAATAGCGCCAACAATGGCAGGTGTGAATGCCGGCTCAACATAAGCGACTACTGCAGACGCAATAGCGGCCACTCCGCCAGTGATACCGACAACAAGATTAAATGTCTTCTTGCTCATTTTTTTTACTCCTTAGAGATGTAATATAATATGAATGCCGTGACAACAAACACGGTAATTATTCCTACCATACGCGCCCGCCAGTGAACCGGAGAACGCCCAGAAGATTGTCTCTTTTTCTGACTGCGATTTTTGCGCCGTCCTGCTTCATTCCGTCCTGCTCAAAAACAATGATGACGTCATTATCTGCGTCATAAGCAAGGCAGATTGCAACATGTCCGTATTTATTCGTGCTTGTCGCACCCCATACGCATACATCGCCTATTGCGGGGCTTGCGCCCTTGATTCGGTCAAAATACTTGCATTCTGCAGGAAGGTCGGAATATTTCTCAAAGAGGTCTTTTGCGCCATCTACCGCTCCAGTGTGCCCCGCACGCAGTACATCCTTACAATACTGGCGGAATAAATCGACACACTGCGCACCATAGGCGCCGTCAAAGTCTACTTTCTGACCGTGGTATTTGTTCACAAATTGAAATAAGTCCATGGAATTAATTAGTCGAAATCGAATTGAAGATTTACCCATTTCTCGGGCTTTTTTAATTCCCATAGTTTTAACTGATGTTTTGGAATAAAAAGTTTTTCCGTAGCTTTTAAACTTGCTCCACTGCTCATCATTACAGGCTTTTCAATCGAATCAATGCAAATAAAAGAATCTGGCATTTGATATTCAGAAATCAAAACAAGTTCTGTTTGTTTTTCACACCAGGAGTAAAAGTTTTCATAATTAAATGTATTTATGTTTTTAGCCCCGTAAGCGTTTGTCTGAAAATAAGGAATATCACAAAATATCACGCTATCGGGAAAAATCTTGACTTTTTCATAACTTAAAAATAATGATTGTAATGATTGTAATGATTGTAATGATTGTAATGATTGTAATGATTGTAAGCGATTGAGGGCTTCTAACTGTTGCTGCCGCTCAAAATTTATTTCACGGCTCATGTTTTCATCTGTGAGCTTTTCTGTGATTCTTTTTGTAGCGATGTAACGGTCATAAATATTTTTAATCGGCTCAATATTTTCAAGATTCATCCCTAAATCTTTTGCTAAAGAATAATCATGAAAATAAATAGCATAGTGCCACGCTTTTTTATATGACTCAATTTCTTTTGAGTAAAGATAGTCCCTTCCGTTGTTGCCAAAGCTCCAGCAGTATTTTATATACGGCTCTTTGTCTTTCAGTCTGAAAAAGTCTTTACGGCTAATCCAACGAGTCTCATTCTTGAACTTACCCGCAATAGCATCTAAAAATAGATTTATTCCATCACCGTCAATATCGTTGCAGAAATAATTCTTGAATTGAGATTTCATTAAGGCTATCTGAGTGATAGAACACCCGCCTGCAAATAAATCATAAAAATTATCGCTTTTCGGAAAATGTGAATATATCCATTCGGCTATCCCATTTTTAGAGCCTTTGTATGGAACGCCGTATCTCATTCTTCTATGTTTAATTTTGTCTCTATCCGGACGATTGATTTTTGAATTGAGATTAAGGTCTCTGTGACTTTTGCAAGGGCTGATTCATTTTCTTTGTCCAGAGCTTCGATTTTTTTCGACATTTCCGAGTGGTCCCGGCAGAACTTTTCTACTTTCTCCTGCACTGTTTTTTCCAGATTGGCAAGCCTTGAGGCAAGTGTGGCTCCCTTCCATACGAGTGTCAGAAGAGGGAGCATATAGATAATAGGCGCGATGAAGTCTTTGATTTCCATATAGTTAATTAGTCATATAACTTCACATAGAATACATTGCGATTATCCACTTCTTCATCTTTCAGGATGGAGTCAAAGGGGAACATCTTCTTGATGAAGTTATAGCGGGTCTTGTCGCCCTCTATACGCAGATACTGGATGCGCCTTGTCCTGCACCAGATTCGGAACGCCCGGAAAACCTCGCACAATGTGTAAGCCGATTTCCGCCATTTCTTCATAATGACATTGCCCGATTTTTGCACGGCGAAAAGATACCCGCTTATCTGCACGAACTTGTCCGTATCGGAAGGACTATAATTTTTCGTTTCCTCGTCTTCCGGGAGCAAGTCCCATATCTTCTTAAATTCTGTTTTTGTCATACTGTAATTAGCTAATTAAAAGTATGAAAGAAAACTTGATAACAATGAACGGGACTCATATTCTTGTGGATGAAGACAACAAGGAAGCGAGCATTGAGAAATTTTTAAATAAACATGGAAAATCCCTCAAAAAGATTTATGAAAAGGCAAAAGAAGAAGCCTTGAAAACCGATAAAAATAGCGGATTTCAAGTTTTAATGAATGGTAAGCCGTGGCAAGTTCAAAAAACAGAAGCGGGAACTGTTTTGATAAATGGTAAATATGTAAAAGGCGCAAATTATGAAAAACTCCTAGAAAATGCAAAAAAAGACCCTTCTTTTTCAGAATTAAGCTCAGATTATTTTGCACAAAAACAAGCTGATTATATAAAGCGCCGAAGGGAAGGAGATAATGAATTAGGCATAGGAATTGACATAAAAAGCAAAGGAAAAAGGATCGGAAGAAAAATCTAATATCTCGTCTTTGAATCCAAAAAATCCAAAATTAGAAAAATCTCAACTAAATCCAGAAAAAAAAATACCCCGGATTATTCCGGGGCTTTTCGTTTTAACTCGTGTTTTAATTCGTTTAACTCAGTTTTTCGAGTTAGAAATAAATCTAACTCGATTTCATCTAGTTAAGGATTGCGACACCGTTGACTGACGGATTTGTTACAACAAAAGAACCGTAGAAGTTCAGAGCAACAAGAGCGGCTGCACCGTCTGCTGTGTCTGTTCCCGGTGTGATTGTGAACATGTCGTCAACGAGGAGCTGATAGGGCTTGTCCTGTACGGTAGATTCACCGTTTACTTCCGGCTTGCCTGCTTCGTTGCCTGATACACCGTCAGCAATCTTGTCTGCATTGGTGTAGGTCCACAGAGCGATTGTGTCGCTTGACAAGATGTAGGCTGTGCCTTTCGGACAGTAGGGAGAATCAATAACATTCTCTACCCAGTTGGTAGCAACTGAGAATCCAACGCCTTCGCGTCCGAGTTCTGATTTGCTCTTACCCTTTCCGCCATCAACCTTTGTGAAGTAGGTTTTCTGGTCGATTTCCTGAGACAGTGCCAGGTAATCTTCATCGTTCATGACAATCTTGTCACAGAGTGAGCCCTGGCGGCGCAGTGCGAGGATTGCGCGTTCGATTGTCTTGTACTTTGCTTCGCCACTTGTTGCAGTTGTTACAACACCAGCAAGGCGGTCGCGAGCAGTAGAACGGTTAACGCCAAAGAATGAATCAGAGCTTGAGACTGTTCCAGAAGGAAGCCATCCTGCAAGACCTACCGGCAGAAGTCCGTTGCCGTTGGAATCTGTACATCCGGCGATACATACTACAGAACCGCTTGCTGCAGTTGCTGCAGTGTCAGACGTACAGTTGACAGTTGTGCCATTGATTGTGTTGACAGTCAATGTTGCAGTCACTGATGTTGCGGCTGCAGTTGCCTTGATTTCCAGCTGAGAGCCAATATCAATTCCCATGATTGCACTCTGGGGGAAAGTGATGTTGTTCTGGTCGTCTGCAGTCAGAGTGATTGATGCAGTTGTCGTGAACAGTTCACCGTGTCCAGTGCCATAGAGTGCTACTGCCATAGTCTTGCGGAAGCTCTCAGCACTTGCGAAGAACTTTGCAGCCGCTACATTGATGTAAGCACCGCGCAGAGACTTAGAAGCAAGCAGTTCCTTGTTGTTGAATACACAGCAAGAGAACATCTGACCAGGCGTTACCTGGAATTCTTTTGCCTGTGCAGTCTTTGTTGCAAGTGCTTTTGCAGTCAGGAAGTTTGCGGAGACTGCACCACCGCGAGAATAGAGGGCTGAGAAGTTAGCCTGTTTACCCTCAACTCTTTCTTTCTTGATTTCTTTCAAAAGCGGATCGTTGCGATACAGAAGATTCTGCAAGCCGTCTTTTGCGTAGTAGGTTTTCAGCATGGCCAGGAGGCCAGCATCCGTAGAAATTGCCATAGTTGGAAACTCCTTTTATTTTTTATTTAGAGGCGTATGCCTCAAGTTCTTTGGCCAGTTCCGGGTCAATCTCTGATTCCTCAGCTTCGCCCTCAACATCCGTTTTTTCTTCTGTTTTTTCCTCTGCAACGGTCTCTTTGTCTCCGTCGCCGTCTGCATCAGCCTTTACTTCAACGCCTTCTTCATCAGCCTTGATGTTCACTTCTGCTTCTGGAGGAAGTCCCAGTTGTTCCTTGATTTTTGCGACATAATCAGCAATGCCGGTCTCAACGCTTTCGACATACTTGTCCATATCGAGTGCGTCTTTCTCTTCATCGCTCATGTCCTGCAATTCATCCCATGCGGCGCGTGTTGCTGAGTAATCAGGCGAATTGAGTGAGCTTCTCATCAACTCGTCATACTTGCTCAGGCGTTCGCCGTATTTGTCGTTGAACTTGTTGAACTGTTCCTCGTTGTAGTAAGCGATAGACGGCTCAACAATCTGCTTTGTGACAAGTTCATTGACTGCTTCAATCTTGTCATTAAGGGCTGCAACCTCTTCACCGCGCACTTTTTCCTGTTCTACGAGGAAAACGAGCGTTTCCTTGATGGTGTTGATTGCTTCCTTGATTTCAGAAAGTTCATCCATACAGTTTTTACTCCTTGATATATAATTAGTCATTTGTAGAGTGTATACTTTTCTATACACTTCCCAATTCACCATTGTTAGCCGCTCCCGTCTGCATGGGATTGGCGACTGCTTCATCTGTCATGTTCAGATTGTTTTCCGTTCCATTGCCAAACTCTTCGTTGTTCTGCTGTGAGTAGGCATTGTTTGTGTTGACATCCTGGGCTTGAGTCTGCGTCTGTATTGCGTTCAGCTCGCCCTCTTTTTCTTCCACTGCTTCAAAGAGTTTTTGAAGTTTCTCGATGTCCTTTTCGTTGGAGTCTGTTCCGCCCTCTGCAGCCTTGAGTGATAACTGCATATTCACGATCTGCTCTTTAATCATCTCAAAGGGGATGTAATCGGGTATGTCGAACTTGTCTTCATAGATACATGCGTCAATCAGCGTCATGGTCGCATTGAATCCATTGTTTGCCGCCGAGTATCCGCGGTTAATGTCCGGGAGTTCCAGAAGGGACGCAATCTGTGTCGCTGGAATAATGCCAGCCTGTGCGAGTGTCTGCAGTTGCTTCAATTTCTCTGACGGGTCCTTAGACAAGGAATCAGCGCAAGAGAACTGAATGCGCATTTTGTGGAATTCTTTTTCTACTTCGCCCCAGGTGATGCGGAGTGAATAGCGGGATGGCTCTATAATGTCCTTGTTGGCACTGAATATCTGTATCATCAGCTTTGCAATGTCAACGAACATCTGAATGTACTGATCAAGTAATACCTGGAAGCGGTCTGACTCAATATCCGCCTGTGTCGCAAGTGCCACGCCGGAATCAAGGCCAGCAGGCTTTTTTCCCTGGGCTGAAAGCTGGGAGATTCCGACCATGTTGTAAGCCTTTTCGACAAGGTTATCGAGCAGCGCAATGTACTGGTTAGATATGAATTCAGGAGTGGCAACTTCCACCGGTCTGTCATTCACCGGCGCATTGTACTGGACAATGTTACCTACTCTATTGTTAAGCTGTCCGACCTTGATATTGCTTGCGTTCGGAATAAAGAAAGTAAGCGCAGGATTCAGCACGCTTGCATCAGAAATCCGCTTCATAAGCTCATCAATCTCAATCTGTATTCCCCTGAGCATGTCAGAGACAGAAAGAGTACCAGTACCTACGACCGGCGATGTATAGCGGATAACGCATACCGGGACCACATCAAAGTCAATTTCTTTGATTTCCCGTATATTGCGATTTATAAGAATCGCCTTTGTTTTTGATATTGAGTCGTAAAAATATCCGATTGTGATATATAATTCTTCTTTCTCTTCTTTGGTGAGAAGGTCATAATCAGAATCTTTGAGTGCGTCCACAGACGCATTAGGGAACTCAATATAGACACTTTTGAAGTCGTTTTTTTCGACTTGTCTTGTGTAGACATTCCAGGGATTTAAAGTCTTGACGTCTCCAGTATCTTCGTCAATAAAGATATAGCCTGAGTCAAAAATACAAGCGTCACGCAATGCCTCGACAATCTTTGACGCAATTTTCTTTTCATCATAGAAATAGTCAAAGAATACCTGGAGTTGTTTACAAATTTGTATTGTTTTGAAGGAACCGTTTACTGTGTTGACGAATGGCCGGCAGTGAGCAGTTGCAATCTTTGAGACTACTGCATCAATAGCGCTCTTAATGATGTTCAGCTTCGGAACCGTTGAATCTTCCGAGTAGACATCATCATAGAATCCTACCGGGAACGGGACACGGGCTTTCAGGTCCGCTGCGGGACACTGATTGTAAAGCATATAGTTATTCTGATACTTTGTATACTTTACAGAATTATTGGAGAGTAAATCATTTATGCGCTTTACTACTGCATTTCTATCTAATTTAGCCATACATTTAATTAGTTATGTAGCGAGCAATAGCGGGCTTTTTTTGGCGAGTAAATAAAAAAAATGAGTTGTCAAGGATTTCTTAACAACTCAATAAAAATTACTGTTTGGCTGGTATCTGTTGCAATGGCTGTGCACTCGATTGCTGCGGCATAGAACCGATTACAATTCTGTTGCTTATTGCCTGCTGACTGCATGCGGTCTTCATGTTCTTTTCAGGCTTCTGTGTATATTTTCTCACATCGAATGGCAGCATTTTTCACCTCTCAGCTTATTAAGATAATATTCAAAGTCCTTCCTGATTACTCCGCCAGTGTAGCCGAGTCTCTTCTGTACCGTGATAACTTCATCATCCTGCGTCATAGGCACAATGTCAGAGCCGTTATCATCTGCACTTGTGAGCTCGTTCTTTGTTGCATACACATTGTCGTTCGGGTCGAGTTCTACTTCTGTTCCGTCTGCCCGGACAATCTTCTGCGGAATGCCATGCGCCTTGATAATTCCGTCTTTAATTGCTGGAATTCCACCCACTACACCACCAGTCACAACACCGCCGACTGTAGACGCAACGCCCTCGACTTCCCTCATAATATTCCGCAGGTAGTTTCCGGCTTTTTCGATGTTGTATGTTTTTCCATCGCTGGTGTACTTGATCTTGTTGTAATTATTGAGCGCATTCTGTGCTGCAATAAGTTTTTCTGCGGTTTCTCCTGTGACTTTGGCCTGCAGTTCCTGAATCCTGTTGGCAAGCAGTTTTGCCTGGGTATCAAGTCTCTTCTGCTTTGCAGATTCTGAAAGATTTGTTTTTTCAAGGTCTGAATAAAGCTCTTTGACTTCATCTGCGCTCTTGTTGATGCCGATTGCCTTGAGTCTTAATGACAATATGTCGGGATTATCGCCATACAAGTCTACAAGTGCAATAAGTTCATCAGATTTCTTTTTCCCGTTCTCTTTCTGGTAATTATCCCAGAATGAAGCGGCGGCAGCCTTTGCCTTTGCGTTCTGTTCACCCTCTCCGAGTACCTTCTTAATCTCTTGGTCTGTGTACTGGTCGATTGCCTGCTTGAAATCCCAGGGAACGCCATTGAATGAGCTGTGCTCGAATCCTGACTTTGCGCCGAGTGTGACATTGGCGCCAATATTGGCAAGCGCTGAGCCTATGAGTGATACTTTCTGCCCAAAAGACAAGTCCTTGCTTGAAAGTATCTTACCCCAGCCCGGATGTGTGCTTGCCCAGGATTTAAGGAATGCGTTTGACTTTTCGTTAATTTCCTGTTTCCTCTGTTCCTGTTCAGTCTTTTTTTTCGGTGTAGAGGTCTGCGCTATTGTTGCTCCTGTTGTCTGCTCTTTCTCTTTTTCTGCCTTTGGAAGAATTGCACCCGCAATCTTTTCTTGTTCTTCTGCAGATTTTCCATTCATATTCTTAATTGCATAATTAGCAGCCTTCCCAAAGTCTACAATCTGCTTGACTGTTTCTTCTGTCTTTGGCTGTGCTTTCAGTTCGTTCATCCGGTCATCAATCTTGACTACTGGAATGTTGCCACGCTTAGAGGCGTCGCCCTTGTCGTTTTTTGTGCCTGAGTTTTCCAGAGAAAGACGGGAGCCATAGCCTTTTACAGTTGTCTTGAATTGATTGTTTTTTTCGTATGTTTTTCTGTCTCCGGGCTCAACGGTATCAAGGAAAGCATTCCAGACATCTTCTCCGTTTGCGCCTTTATTTTTAGACAGAAAATCGACCGCAAAGGTCCTTGCGTCTTCAAGTGTCAGTTTATTTTTTCCACCCATTTTTTAAACTCCTCTTGCCATAAGTTCCTGCAATGCAGTTTCCAGCGTCAAAACACGCCTTGAAAGTTCTGCGATTGCTGCAGTATTAACGGCTGTCAAGTGTTGTGTATCAATGGCCTTGTTTCCGTTGATGTCATCTTCTACAACACCTTTAGTTGCCGGATTGTTCTCCAGTTCCTGAGCCTTTACACCGATATGTTCCTTGTCATCTACGGCGTTCTCTCCGTTGTATTCTTTCTGCGCTTCTTCTGTGTAGGTGAAATCAATAGCATTGATTTTTGCAAAGTTCTCAATGATTGAGTCTGCCAGATCATCACCATAGATTTTTTTAAGTGTCTCATCAGAAGAAAGCACATTGTTACCAAGTTTCATATTCTGGAATCCGCCAAAGGCTTTTTTGTATGCGTCTTTGTCTTCAAAGGCTTTTTTTGCCTTGTCAAAATCCATTGTATTTGTTTTTTTTGCGTTATCTTCTGTAAAAGATTCATTCTGCAGAGCATCAGACTTGAATGTCACATCTTTTTTCCCGATGTCTTTAGTCGCTGACATATCCGCAGCCTTGACTCCAGTATCTCCGTTATTATAAGGCTTTGCCGCTCCATCGAATCCGCCACCGATAGCGCCGAGAATTGCCTTCGCTATGAGAGCTCCTGCCATTATCTGCCCCCTTTGAGCCTGGCAAGAAGTTCACTTCTCCGGCGTTCACTGTCTGTCTGTGCATGTATATCTTTTTTGGTAACATCTGAAAGCGCATTCGCTGCACCGGTGAATATACCACCGACTGCACCCATTGCAGAGCCGTATCTGTTGGAGTCTGACTGATATTTATTGGCGTCTTTCTGCGCAGCTCCGCTCAGGAGTGCGCCCTGTGCCTGTAATGCGGCAGCGTTCGCACCGTTGATGTTGTTGTATGCGTTCTGATAGCTGTTAGCATACTGATTCTTGTATGCTGCTGCTCTTGCGGCCGCTCCTTCCAGCGCCGCTCTTGCCCTGGAATATCCGGCATTTTTTGCTACATTCTGAGCGGCTGCGCCTTCGCTTTCTGCAGTTGCTTTTGCCTGTGCGTTCGCCTGCTTTGCCGCTTCATCAGAATATCTATATGCACTCTCTCCAGTGTATTTTTTTGCAAGCTGTTCATACTTGTTCGCCGCAGTATCATAATTACTGCTGGAATATGTTGGAGCACTCATCTTGTCACCTCATTATAATTAGTCTATATCCGCTTAGTTGTCTGATTCATTGCGCCTTGTGATGTTCCAATCTTTAAAGACGCTATCTCATAATCGGATTCTATGAAGAGCTTGAAGCCCCTGCATTCCTGCAACATCGGCTGATACTTAATCATACATTCTGCAAGGCTGTTAAAGTCTTCATTTTTCAGATTTATTGTTTTTTCCTCTGACTCAATAATCTTGTTATTGCAGAGCCCTACAGCCTTGATTTTGACTGTACCGGAAGAAAGTCCCATAAGGTTATCGACATTCAGATATACACAGTCATTGATGATGTTAGACTCTCCCTCTGGATTACCGTAGAATTGAGTCTCAATCTTAATTGGAATTGCTGTTATTTCGTTTTCACTGGCGTTCCCAAAAATCAGGGATGACTTAATCAGTGAATACATAATGCCATTCACAACGAATGTTCCGTGTGTTTCATCAATGGACCAGATATTGACTTTGCCTGTTTCAAGAATTACATACTGATTATCAAATAGTACCAGGACCGCAGTATCAAGATTGACGATAACCACATCAATAGACGATATATTCAGTGTGTCAATCTTAGATTTTCCATCATACACAGAATAAACAAGATTGTATCTCTCAAGTGGCACCAGTTTCCGCATTGCGTTGTCACCCTCAAATATATACACAGCCTTGTCCCATTCTGAGAAGAAATAGGCGCAGTGAGTAGAATATCCAATATACTTCAAGAGATATGTATTACAGACATACGATCCATTCACATCCAGTATTCTGTTCGCTTCTGCCCTGTAACTGTATTCAATGCCATTTATGACAAAGATTGCATCTCCATAAGAGAGCGGGTCTATTTCTGTCTTATTCATGAATAACAGCACCCATATACCGCCTAGTGCTGCGCTTGTCATTCCCAGATATGCGCCACCGTCATTTACAATGATAACTGATGACACATACACAGAATATGATGTATCAAGCAGAGCGGGCGTGCGCTGGTAATCTTCTCCACTATCTGGGATGGTGTACATATTTCCCTCATCCACCGATACAGTGAATCCATCTACATCCAGTGTTCCTTCCTGCACAAGTGACACGTCTCCGCTTGTATGCGGGACCGTCTTAGGGAAGTAAACAGTATACAACTGCTTATGACTTGTAAGCTGTTCATCAAGATACTGCGGGCAAGTGTAATTCTCATCAACATAGAATGGACTGATGTCCCCAGGCTGGCTTATGTATGTATTAGCATAATAATAGCCATTGAGTGACTGCCCATAGGTCCATGATGATGTATCTATGACATTGCCGTACATATCATAGACAATGCTCTCTCCGTCCCATGTTGCGTCTGCAGCATAAGCCTGCATTGTAGAAGTGTCTGGGATAACCGGTAGTCGGACAAGGTTAGGAGCCATCTGCTGAGATACACTGATGACATCCTGTGAAGTCTGCCAGCCATTATTCAGGCGGGATGTTGTCATTATGTCTCTGTAATCATTAGAATCTACATACCACAATACGCGGTCATTCCAGTCATCACATGAACAGAACCAGTCATTACCACTGGAATAGAATGCGTTATTGTATGACACGGTATTGAATATGTAATAGATATTGTTCAGCGATGTGACAACATTGTCAAAGTTGGATGCAGTATCAATACTTATCTTGTAATAATTTGAGCCTGAATGAAAATAGATATAGGTGTCATTATAGCCGTCAATAGCCAATACTTCGCCATTGCTCTCTTCACCGTCAATCTCATAGAGCTTCTTGTACATATGAGCGATATTCTGCGCTACATTGTTCACATAATTGACCGCCCAGATACCGTACTTCTTCGAGTAGTTATAGACTTTACGTGTATACTTTCCCTCTGGGATTGCATAGGTCTTTGTCAAATAAAATGACGAAGTATCAGAGTACGCGCGGAAATCATATATATACTGGTCAAGTGTTGGCGTAACAGACGACATAGAAAAAGCCAGACGCGGTTGCTTGTTTTGGCCTGGGGAGTTAGTCTGCACAAGTCCAGAGTTCAGGAACAGTTTCAGCTCATTGTCGGAATAACCGGAAAACCAGTTATATATCTGGAAATATATATTGTTATTGACCACCATTGTGTCATAATAGACATATTGTGTGCCAGACTCTATTGACGCTCTTAACTTACCGATTGCACCGCTATTCACTTCTTTTGAGTCAGGAAGAAAGTTCTGAAATCCATTATCTACATAGAGCCAGCGATAGGATGATGAAGAGTTGTAGAACCGTTTCTTTGTCGCGATATTATATATATACGCTTCTTTGTATTCTTCATGCTGCAGATATATGTACACATATCCAGCCGGCAGATTAAAAGAGAATGTAGGCTCCTTGAATGTTGATTCATACTTATATGAGAAATTATACCCACCCTCACGGTAGAAAAATCCAACATAAGAGAATCTGACTTGCATATCTTCATGGACAATCGTGAAAGAATCATATAATTCTGCATTGGAATTATACACCTTAATATCTACAGAATAATTTGTTGTGTCTGCCACAAAAAAATAAGACCCGCACTGCTGGATGAACAGATGTTCATTCTTTTTCCCGATGAACTTATTCTTTATTGCAAATACAATATTGTCATTTTCCGGGAATGGATTTACTACCTTCTGCAGACCCATGCTCCGCCATTCTTCAGATGATACACTCTCTTTCTTGTAATACTGGCGGGAAATCTTTCCGATGAAGTTGTTATCTTTGTATATATCAAAGTAATTGCCATTGACAATGCCGGATATGCCTCCGCCGATTTCTCCGCTTCCTACATCGCGCTTCCACCAGTTTACTTTCCGCTTATTGAGAAAAAAAGAGTTGTCCTGTTCAAAACCCTCGTAGTCATGTATTTCTGTTTTAAAGTTGGTCAGATCGCAGTTTCCAAGAAGAGGGATTTTTCTAATCATCGAGTTTAAAGCCATTTACTATTCCTCTTGTTGCTGCAGATTTTCAATCGCTTTCCTTAACTCTTCAATCTGCTTCTGAATGTTCATAAGAGCCGCATTGATTTCCGTTACTGTAATATTCTTGATTACCATATACGCCCCCTGCTGTTCTTGTATACATTCTTTATATTGTATGTCTCATTCACATCACGCTGGATGGAATCATAGAATTGATTGGTGGCTTCTTCGAGCTTTCCCTGTAATAATGTCACATCCCCATTCTGCTTAATCTTGAATGAGATTGCGAGCATATACGCAAGAATTGTGTAATAGATATTGTTAGGATACTGGAACAGCGTATTGAACCCATAGGCGGTCTTGTAATAGCCTTTACCGCCAATGTATGTGATGATGTATGTATCATCAACGAAGGCCATAGGGAGCGCAACGCCAAAAGAAAAAGTTTCAATCACATTCACATCAACACGAACACACTTTCCTTCGCTATTGATGAGATATAATCCATCTTGCCGGCAATAGAAATTGTATTTGTATTCATACGCAATATTTATTCCAGGAATATACTCAAAATTTCTGTCATACAAGTACCCATTTATTCCCAGATAGAAAATCTGTGTTTCTGTCTCATCCATGATGACGGCAATATATGCCGACAAGTCAAGGTCTGTTGTTATTTCATCATAAGTTATTCTGTGCCCCTTGATGACGAACGGCTTATTGTCTCTTGTCGTATAATTGCCAAAATTTGTCCATGTCATAAAATAATTCTTGTCATTACGCCTTTCGAGCATTCCATTACTGCAGTTAATAAGCGGAGAAGTGCTTACAGTGTCGATTGTTGCTCCGGAGGCATAATCTATAACTCTAGCAGAATTCTGCCCGTTACCGGTAAGGTAATATTCATCATCAATAATGAGCATGGGTCTTATGGTGAATGATTTCTGCTCTTTTTTGCCAGAGTTGTAGAAAACAGTTTTAGGTATGGGATAATATTCCAGCGTTACTTCAATATTGTCATATTCCTGAGAAAGATAGAGCGTGTTATTGGTGATACTGTAGCCATTGAGCTCTGCAGCGTTCACACGGTTTATCTGTGTCTTGTCTTTTGTGATATACATAGAAGATAACTGATAGAAGTCTTTCGGGAGCATATAGCCGTTACTCACCGACACCGAGCGGATAAAACTACGGTCACCTGCATTGACAATCTTCTGATAGAGAGTATTCCATGATTCATTGAGCAATGAAGATTTTTCGGAATCTGAAATAAAGTCCGAGTTCTGCAAGTCTGCAAGCTGACAAGCCCGCTCTATAATGTCCTTAGATGTATACTTAATCATACCTATAATTAGTCAGAAATAAAAAAGGGAACCGATCTAGCCGATTCCCTTAAAGTCATTCTGCAGTGTCTTTTGCTGCAGGCTCTGCTACAGCATGGTAGATGTGTTCTGTGACAACCGTTGTCAGGCTCTCGTCTACAATGCTGATTTCAGCGTCCTGCACATCTTCTGCATTCCAGAGAGTTGCACACTGCTGATGAAACCCTACTTTTGCACTGTCCAAAGCACTGTACTCAGCGCTTACTGCAAAGTTGCTGTTAATGCAAGTAATGATTGCATACTTCATATTTTATACCTCCTAATAATTTGTCTATCTTACTCCAATTCCATATATTGTGCCGCTTATGGCTTTTGCTCTTATGAACTTGAAGTTATTATTTGCGTATTGCCAGTATTGGTCTATTCTCAGACAACGCTTTCCAGTAGTTGTATCAGTAGTGATTGTTAATGTATAATCACTACCGCTTGTATAGTAATTTGTCAGACTGCTAGTAACCAAATCACAAATACCCTTTACTGTAGATATAGAATCACCTATTTTACAGACATACTCATATTCAAATACAGCATCGTCTTCTCCAGCGATTATCACAAGAAAAGCCGGAATGTAAGATGGCCTTGAATTAAGGTACATTAGTTTCTCAATATTAGAATTCTTTGTAAGCACACTTCCCACATTTATGACGGTGAAGTGTCCGGCAACCCAAGCACCAGCAGTGTGAGCCGTAGTACACTTGTACAGCACTCCATTGTATGTAACATAGTCGCCGACTGCGTAACTTGTTTCATCACTGAATGTAGGAGCGAAGTTACTTGTATTCGTGCCTGCATGGCTTTCCACCTCATTGATTGCTGACACAAGGTCTGTCTTGTCTGTTGTCGTGAGGCTTGCAAGTGTTCCAATATTATCTGCATTATCCTCCGCCTTCCCATTCACTTCATTGATTGCTGACACAAGGTCTGTCTTGTCTGTTGTCGTGAGGCTTGCAAGTGTTCCAATATTATCTGCATTATCCTCCGCCTTCCCATTCACTTCATTGATTGCATTGACTGCGCTGGTCTTTACTGTAGTAGAAAGGGCTGTAATATCTCCCAGGTCTGCCTCTGTGTTTAACACATCGTCCTGCAGTGTAGTGATGTCGCCCTGCGCAGTAGACAAGGCCTGCTGGATGTCCGCAATATCGCCCCTTGCTTCTGCGTCCTTTACATCATATCCGTTTATCTTTGCAACGTTTGCCATTTTTTTCTCCTTAATAAAATTAGTCTATCGTGTGAACCTTAGTTCTTCATTTTCATACTCGACATTGAATCCGATGATGTCGACTTCTTCGCTTTCCACGTCATAATGAATAGACGTGAACGGGAATATCAATTCTTCTGCAGCTTCATTGTAGATAATATCATCCGTCAGAATGCCATTCAGCACTGCATTCATAGCATAAAGAATCGCCTCGACTGTTGTATAAGTTCCGCCATTCAGTACCAGAGGAGTAGCAAGCGCTACATTCTGCTTCAAGTCAATCTGTGCCTGAATATTCCCCCGGATCCCGCTAATAGCGTCAAGGTCTTCTGACTGAATAATACCATTGCTTGAAAAAAACAGAGTGCCGGAATCTCCGCTTATATTCTGATCATACGGGCTCTTGTACACAATTTCTGACCATTCAGTCATAAATGCCTCAGAGCCTATATGCAATATTCTGTAATTAACCGTGTCGCCCAGATTATGCAGATACACGTCAATTCCATTGTCCTGCTTTTCTACCCTGTAGATAATATCTCCATTCTGATTGTAAGACATGGCAGAATCATTGAGAATTGTGAGGCTGAATTCATCCTCCTGCGTCTGCATCTGCACTACGCCCTTGTACTTCGGGATGAATATATGCAGTAACTGTGCATTGTTCGGCGTAGATATAGGCGTATGCCATTCCTTTCCGGTTATGTTCCTTGTGTTGATTTTGTCCGCTTCAATATCCTTAATTTTTGCGCTTTCTGCTTCAATCTCTTCTGCAGTAAGTTTTTCCACCGTCAAGGCTGTCACGACAAAAGATGTCACATTCAGAAGATTGATATTCGCAGTCTCAAGGTTTGCAATAGTTGCATTGAGTGCGTCTGCGTCAATCTCATCAGCTTCCAGTGTTTCTATTTCTGCGTCTTTTACAATCGCTTTCTGTGTAATGGTCGCAACGTCAGCGGAAAGGCCGGAAAGAGTGGCAGAAATTGTCGCTGCAAGATACTTGAAATTTCCTACATCTGCATTTACCTGGGCAGTGCTCACCACTGTCGCAAGATATTCTGTGAGCTCGTCAATCTTGCTTGTGAGCGCTGCCATAAGTGCCTGTGTCTGTGCGTCATACTTGTCATCAATGCTTTCTGAGATTGCGTCCAGTGATACGCTGATTTCGTACACCTGAGCATTCAGCTCATCTACTGCACTCTGCAGAGAATCTATTCTTGTGTCCTGCTGATTGTCTTTCTGTCTGTTGTTCGTCTGCTGTTCTGTCGGGTCGCCAATATATATCATTATCTCACCTCTAGGAAATCAATTTCACTTGCTCCACCACCTACAAGGCCGTTGCCTCTTCTGGGAGTAGTGTTGACAATGAGCTCTGTATGATCCTTGAGCGTTATCTTCACTGTAAGCTGCGGATTCTCATTCACCATCTGGACAACTTCCTCAAGAAATTGATAATCCATATCTTTAGCCAGGAGCCGGGCTTTTTTCTTGTCGAGTTCTTTTTCTTTCTTTGCCTCTCTCATGGCTTTACGCAGATATTTGAACATCATTTCCCCCTGATTTCAGCCTTTACACCGCGGTTTTTGTTCGTGCGCTCGTACTTCTTCATATAGCGCCTTACGCCTTTCTGTTCTGCCTTTGTCTTTGCCCGGTGATTGGTGCCAAAGATTGAATACTGGTCATGAATATTCTTCATGAAGAACTCGCCTTTAGATGGCGCCTTGAGCCATCGCTGTATCAATTCTGTAGGTACAGAGGGATAGAAATATTCTTTACTTCCGCCCTGAAATCTGACTTTGAGTCCTTCATCTTTTGGATTGTACTTTATTTTTTTTATCGCCGTTGACGGAATGGCAATCTGTTTTTCGTGATATTCTTCATCAAGAATCTGCTGGGCTTCTGCCTTTGCGTTCTTCTCAAGCGTCTTTGCATTCAGTCTGCGGGCTTTGCCGCCCTGGGCTTTAATGTCTGCAATGCGCTTTTCGTCCTCTGCCTTTGCTTTTGCCTTTGCAGCGTCAAAAATATCGCGGAATACATTTTCTTTTTCGTTCTGCCTTTCTCCGATGCGAAAGTAACCTGCAGGAGAGAGTGTCTTTTTTTCTTCCGCAGTCTGAGGAGTCCATTTTTTATTGTATTGTGTATCTTCCTGATTGCCAAAGGTGTAGCGGTCAGATTCAGGAGAGAAAGAGAGCGTTTTCCCGGCTTCAAGGTTATCATAAGCCTTTCTGCTTGCTGATTTCCGAGCCCCAGTGAAAATGCTTCTGATGTTGTCTAACAGTCCCATATTGTTCTAATTAGTGACTTTATATCCAATCAATAATAGGTTTATTTTTATTTCCTTTTTCCCAGATAAACCACGCATAACACACAGCGGAACTCGCATTAAAAAACTTTTCCTCGCCGTTTAATGCGCAATTTATGCGCTTTGTAAATACATAGATTTTTCGGGGCGGGTTTTGTTGGAATAGCGCCCGCCGTTTCTCGCCTTCAAGAAATGTCAATTTCAAAAACATTGCAATTTTTCGCCCGTTATCAATTACATCAAGCGCGTGCTCGACAAATTCAGCAGCGTACATATATGGCGGATTCGTTATTATATCACCATGCCACTTTAAATTATCGCGCAAAAAGTCAGCTGTGTAATCTTGTCCGCTATAATTTCTCTGGACAATATCTGCGCTTATAACATTATATCCATTACATTTTAATACTTCTGAAATATGCCCCCCCCCGCAAGCTGGCTCTAATATATCTTCAAAAAAAGACTCTTTCTGTAATAATTCCTCTACAGCCTGCGGGTTTGTAGCATAATAATCATATTGTGATCTTTCTGTCTGACTGTGACTGCTATCTCCATTCATCACATATACAGACTTTCTATTCCCGTTCCAATCTTTCATTTTATATTTTCCTCCAACTTGTCAGCCCTCAAAAAAACGGCCATAAACGAGCCGTTTTTGGTGAGTTGATATAATTTGTCGTTTTTTCTATTTGCGCTCGTTTACGGCAATCCTCGCACGTCTGAGAGGGTATTTTAGATAGAGTTTTAGCCTACAATTCCCGAATCTTCAAAGTTTCCCGAATCTGCATCAGAAACAATGTTCACATCGGTAATATTGCCCTTAGAATCAGTGATAAAGTCCGAGTGCTTAGGCTCAGTTTCCTTGAAATTGATGTTATAATCCATGTCAAAGAATGCTTTTCTGGACGCGTACAAAAGCGCCATGACTGCGTCAGCATGAAACACATCCTCGTCAATTTCGTTTATGATGTCATCCTCATCATTACGCTTGTATAAGAGCCGGTCCATCTCATCATCAAGATAGCCGCCCTCTGTTATCTTCATCCTTCCCGTTCTCAGCTCGTCGGCAAGCATTTCTACTGCAAACATCTTGTCATACTTGTAACAGTTGTATGCCGGAAGTTTGTGCTTGACCATCAAATCAGCCGTGATGCTTTCCTCGTTAGTATCTGCGTATATCTTGATGTGATCATCAGGATTTATTCTCACCGCCTCGCAGAGCTCTTTGGCTTTGTTATAGTGTTTCTTTACTGCTTCGATAATGTCAGAGACTGTTGCCCGGTTGAATTTGCTTGTCTCAAGTTCCCAGCTTTCTTTTGTGTGTCTGTTGTAGACCAGAGTACACATAGCATTGTAGTCAGAAAATCCGTAGTCTACACCGATGGAAACATCTGTAAACTGTATTTTTCCGGCCTTGATTTCTTCTTCAAGGTTTGCAATGTAGTTTCTTTTCTTAAAGATGATTGCCTCTGTGTCCGGCGCAATCTTTCCAAAATATTCGCGCTGAATAAATGGAGATTCCAGAGTGACGCCTTTTGCCTTGCATATATCATCCAGGAACTCTTTCGCCTTAGGTATGTAAGGATTTTCGAGGAATGACCAGTTGTATTTTTTGTAACTTGTATCCTGTTCCCATATCTTAGTAGAGAAGTGGTGCGGAATGCGTGAGGGAGTGCCCAGAAGAATGACTGTAGAGTCTTCATAATCTGCCATAAGCGGGTAGATGACTTCATTTAGAAGATAGTCAATATTCCGCTGGTGGCCGATTTCGTCAATGATTACACACCTTGCCTTAAAGCCTCGCGCCTTGTCTGCTTCCGCATTGTTGGAGTTTCCGAGTATCTGTAATTTTGAGCCATTCGCCCATTCTATAGAGCCGTCAGATTTAGAGCTCTTTTTTATTTTCAGGTCGATTGAGTCAGAGTATTTGAGTACATTATCGAAAACCTGCTTTATGCCGTTGGCAAAAGTCTTGTTGTAATAGATGATCTCTGACTCTTTCTGCAAGGCCACCATGTCAATGATTCCCGCTGCCATTGTAGACTTGCCTGTGCGCCTGGAA